ACAGAAAACCCAACCGTTAAACCTTTACAGCCTTATGTAGGAGATGTATTAATTGCCGGTCGATATGGAAACTCAATAAGATTTTCAACATCCCCTAAATCAGGTAAATTTACAGTTCAGCCAAATTGGTCAGGAGGTTCAGAGTCAGCTCCGATTACAATATTTAGAAATTCAAAACAAGGAATTGATACTAAACAAATCAATGATTATATAACAGAAGATTTTACTAATGAAGAAAATGTAATTGTACAAGCTTCTGGACAAAATATAATATTTGAACAAGGATCTGGAGTAACTACTTCTATTGAAAGTAAAAAAATTACTTCATGGAAAGATGAAAATTGGGGTACGACACCACAAACTTTAATATCGTCAGGCAGGTTAGTATTTAACAGTACTCAAAAAGAAATAATTGCATTTGCAAAAAACGGAATTGCACTATCCACTGAAACTTCAATAGCTATTGATGCTAAAGAAGATGTGTCTATTAATGGAACTAAAATTGAATTAGGTACAGAGGCAGATGAGCCATTGATATTAGGTAATAAATGGAAAGAATGGGCGAATGGATTAATTGATGATTTAGCAAAATTAACAGTAGTCACTCCTGTAGGACCTTCATCTCCATTAGCAGCTTCACCTCAATGGGCTTCTATAGCAGCTTATAAAGGAAAAATAGACTCTTTATTAAGTGAGTTGTCGTTTACTAAAAAATCAGCTGATATAACATCAGGAAATTCATCAAAAGTATTATCAGTTCCAGATTTTAAAATGACACCTGAGGATATAGCAGAGGTTGAAGCACAAGTTGCGGAAGCAAAACAAGAACCAGCAGTAGCAGAAACACCAGAGCAAAAACAAACTCGAGAAGAATTTATAAATTTTAAAGAAACTGAATTAGAAGAGGAAGAATGGGCTAACGCTCCCGCTGATGAGTGGGAATTAAATGAAGATGAAATTGACGAAAACGCAAAAACTACATCTTCATATATTAAAGCCTCAGATACTCCAGGCGTTGCTAGTAGTACAGAAAATAATAACGGTAAAACATTATCCATAGATAGCAAAGCAGTTGGAAAAGGGGTGAGTGCTGTGAAAGCAGCAATGAAAGATATTGGTAAAATGGAAGTTCCACCTAAATCAAACTATGGAGGTCGCGTTACTGAAATGTTAAAAATCACCGGAATTAATGGACCTGCATATTGGTGTGCTGCTGCAGTAACTACTTGGTGGAAAGCAGCAGGAATGTCAACACCTCCGGGATCTGCAAGTTGTGATAATTGGGTATCATGGGCTAAGAAAAATAAACGATGGTCATCAACTCCTGTAATAGGCGCAGCTGCACTTTATTTTACGGGCACTGACGCACATCATATAGGTTTAGTAGCTGCAATAACTAACAATGGTCGAATCGTAACTATTGAAGGTAATACTACTGGCGGCGGATTTAATAGAGATGGCGTAGGAGTATTTCAAAAACAACCTAGACTAACTGCAATCGGCGGATTTGTATTACCAGCATAATATTCCAGTAAATTCATAAAGTAAATAATTATTAATAAAGAAGAACTATGAACTCAAAAGATTTTTTACAAGCACTTCGAAAAGTAATTCGAGAAGAAGTGCAAGTTGCGGTTCGTACAGAATTAACACAATTTAGTTCCGTAATTACAGAAACCAAAAAACAACCAACGACTACAGTGTCAAACTATACAGAGTCAATTAAGCCAATTGCTAAACAACCTGTAAAAAAGACACTTTCAAAAAATTCTGTATTGAATGATTTATTAAATGAAACGAGAGGATTTTCTAGTGAAGGGCCTGCAGTATATATGGAAGAACAAATTGATTATAATGATTTTTCAGAATGGCCGACAATGAATTCTAGACCAACCCCAACAGTTTCAGTTTTAACTGATGTTAATGGATCTAAAATTAATGCAGCTGAATTAGCACAAACAGAGGCAGGCGCCGCAGTAGTGAATGCACTAACAAAAGATTATTCAGCTTTAATGAAAGCGATAGATAAGAAAAAAGGTAAATAATGTCATACGAAAAAAGATATCATCCTATAGATTTACTTCCCGATGTAGCTGTTGGGATAAAATTGCCTATTGTTGGAAAGAATGGTAATCTGTTTGACTTATCTTATTCAACTGAAGATCAAGCTATTTCGAATCTTAAAAATTTAATTTTAACTAGACAAGGTGAGCGAATAATGCAACCGTTGTTTGGTACTAAATTGCAAGATTCTTTATTTGAACAAAATGATGATACATTAAAAGCATCTATTAAAGATTCTATTGATCAAGCAGTTGAATTTTGGCTACCTTATATTAATATAGATTTTTTAGAAGTAGACCCAGTTATTGCAGTTTCAGGAGCATCTAGAGAAGAACATGGTGTGAGAATTTCAATGAAAGTTTCAGTTAACGATCAAGAGGCAAATACGATAATAACATTTTTAGCAACAGCAACAACAGTTGCAGTAATATAATACAATGGCGCAAAGTAAAAAAGATATAAGATATTTAAATAAGGATTTTAGTCAATTCCGTGCAAATTTAATTGAATTTGCAAAAAACTACTTTCCTAATACATATAACGATTTTAATGAAACGTCACCTGGTATGATGTTTATTGAAATGGCATCGTATGTAGGAGATGTGCTTTCATACTATACTGACAATCAATTAAAAGAATCGTTATTAGAGTATGCAGGTAATAAACCTAATGTATTAGCCTTAGCTGCGAATGTAGGATATAAGACAAAAAACACAATTCCTGCTTCTGTAGATTTAGATGTATTTCAATTACTGCCAGCTAAGTCTAGCACTTCAGGAAAAATACCTGATTGGTCATATGCATTGACATTAAAAGAAAATATGATAGTTCGTTCTGAAACAACAAATGTTGAATTTAGAACATTAAGCTTAATTAATTTTGCTGCTTCAAGTAGTTTTGACCCGACAGATGTTAGTATATATCAAGTTAATGATATTGATAGCACCCCGGAATATTATCTTCTTAAGAAAAAAGTTAAAGCAATTGCCGGCACAGTTCAAACTAAAACATTTACTTTTGAAAATGCAAAACGATTTGATAAGATATTAATTAGTGATACAGATATTATTGAAATTTTGTCTGTTACTGATTCTGATAATAATGAATGGACTGAAGTTCCATTTTTAGCTCAAGATACATTATTTGAAGCAGTTGCGAATACAGTGCAAAATGATCCTGAGCTTTCTCAATATACCGATGTACCTTATCTTTTAAAATTAAAGAAAACTGCAAGGAGATTTGTTACTAGATTTAGAGCTGATAAAAATTTAGAAATTCAATTTGGACCTGGAGTATCAGATAACGACGATGAAGAAATTATACCAAACCCAGATAATGTCGGATCTAGCTTAAATGGATTACAAACTCAATTTGATCGACCAATAGATCCTTCTAACTTTATGTATACTAAAACATATGGTTTAGCTCCTTCAAACACGACCTTAACAGTTAAATATACAACCGGTGGCGGAATCAATTCCAATGTCAATGCTTATACATTGAAAAATGTAGTTGATGTAACATATCAAATTGATTCACAATCATTAAATACTACCTTATTAAATAGAATTAAATCTTCAGTAGCATGCACCAATCCTAATCCAGCATCAGGAGGTAAAAGTGAAGAGTCAATCGAAGAGGTTAGACAAAATGCAATGTCGACATTTGCGGCACAGCAACGTGCCGTAACTGCACAAGATTATATTATAAGAGCATATTCAATGCCTCCAAGATTTGGATCAATTGCAAAAGCATATGTAATTCAAGATCAACAAATTAATCCAGATAATGGACAAGAAATGATTGCTAATCCATTGGCAATTAATTTATATACATTAGGCTATGATGCAAACGGAAGTTTGACAGGATTAAATACAGCAATTAAAGAAAATTTAAAAACATACATTAACACTTATAGAATATTAACTGATGCTGTAAATATTAAAACAGCTTATGTAATTAATATAGGAGTTAAATTTGAAATTATTACTTTGCCTGAATACAATTCCAATGAAGTGCTAATTAAATGTATTGATAAATTAAAATCAATATTTAATAACAAACAATGGCAAATTAATCAGCCAATAGTGCTTTCAAAAATATACACCGAATTAGACAGAGTCGACGGAGTTCAATCAGTAACTTCAGTTAATATTGTTAATTTATATGATAGCACAGATGGATATTCTGGAAATGTATATGATATTGCAGCTGCAACAAAAGCAGGAGTAATTTATCCTTCATTAGATGCTAGTATATTTGAAATTAAATATCCAAACAAAGATATCATTGGTAAAGTTGTTTCACTATAAAAAAATATAAATTATGATTTGGTCAACACCCGCATTACAAGACACTACAATATATGAAATTGAGCCTTTTAGAAATACTGGGTTGGATCAAATTTTAGAATTACGAAAAGACATAGATCCAGTTACTTCAAACTTAGTTGAATCTAGAATTTTAATTAAATTTGATTTAAGTAATTTATCAG